GCTTCTTTCCTTCAACCACTGATAAGCTGTCAATACCGTCAAGGTTGAGCCTGTCAGCCATGCGGCATATGTCCAGGCGCTCTTTTACAATCCTGTCTACTGAGTCCATGTTTACACCTTTCCCTTTTTCCCCTTCTGTTTCCTCTTCTCCCTCATCGTGGTTTTCCTCCTCTGTAACAGCGGCGCCTTCCCCTTCGGGTGTGTCATCTTCTCCCTCGTCACCGTTCATGTCGTTGGTTGCCTGGAGCTTGTCAATCTCCTCAAGGAGCGTGTCGAGGTCTGCCTTTTGCTCCGCTATGATTTCCTCTGGTGCCATTTCCACACCTTCCGAATCCCTGCGGTCGATGTTCTCCCTCACCTGGTCAATAGGGCTCTTCTCTTCCTCCTGCCCACCTGCTGGCTCTCCTGTGCCGCCCTCGTCACCGTCGGTGCCCTCTCCCCCGGCTGCCTGGCTTGCCGCCTTCTGTGCTTTGAATAATGCTACGGCTGCTTCGAGCTCTTCTGGTGTAAGGTCGTCTTCACCATCAGACCTGCGGCCGTTTGCGTTTGGTTTGTACATGATTGCTTTGCCTCCTTTTAATATTTGTATATTATCACCACTGCCGTCACTGCCGTCTATGTTGAGCCTTGCGGTTTCCCCTGCTCTGGCTTCCGCGACAAGCGCCAGGTGGTTGATTTCAATGTCCTTCTGTATACAGTCGTATTTCTCCCCCCTGTATACGCCGGGGGTGTCGTCGGTATCAAGGCTGTAGCCCAGCGACAGCTCCTTAAGCCCGCACCTTTTAAGTGCGTTGGTGTCATGTATGATAATTTCACATCTGACATTTTCGCCGTCACGATAGCCCTCGCTCATGATGGTGCCTATCTGCTCCCTGCGGACGTTCTCCTTATCCACCTCCCCGGCATCATGAGTGATGATTATCGGCTTGCCCTTGTAGCTTGCAAGCGATTTCTCGTCAAACACGTATTTGGGAAGCCGCAGCTCCCTCCTGGTGCCTCCATCGGCATTCTTGTACTCGAATATGCCGCAAGTGGTTACAATCGGGTGGTCTATAAGATAGCCCTCATCAGTATAATAAGTCTGGTCAACTGATATGCTGTCCGTCCTTAATTTCAATTTATTTCGCCTCCTGTCTTAGGATTTATGTTGGTAAATCCACTTTGTCTATATTGATTACCGCCTTCGCCCTGCACCTGCACTGGTAGTCCTCGCCTGGATTGCAGTGCCTTCCAGTGTAGACTATACCCTTCTTGGTGCTGTACCATATTTCAGGCGGGTCGTCCCATTTGAATGTTGTTCCATCAAATGAAGCATGGCACTCCCTCACACGTTCGTCGTGCCATGTGGTCCACACATAGCTGTCAATGCCTGCCTCCTTCTGTTGTGCCCTTGTTATCTGTGAGTTGAGTTTTGCGGTCTGGTCTCTGGCTATCAGCCTCGCATGGCTTTTTGATACACTGTACTCGCGCTGTATCTCACTGATGATGTCGGTGGTTGTCGCGCCGCCGATATAATTGTCGTAGACCAGCTCCTTCATTCTTCCAAGGGAGCTGTTCGGGATAGTTGATATAAGGTCAACATTGTCAGACACCCACTTGCTAAGCATTTCCTTGTAGTAATCGCCTGAATAATAGTCCTCCATGATGTCGATTCCCAGCGTCTTCTTGACGGTCTTCTTCCATTCGTCAGTCGTGAGCCTGTGGTTGAGGTTCGCTATCCTGTCGAGTTCTTCACGGAGTCTGTATATCCCATATCCAATGTCTATCTCCCTCTGGATATCGTCAAACACCTCTTCAATCTCCTTAGCCGCAGCCGCAAGGGATGCAAGCCTTGCCGTCCTGCGCTTCTTCTTATTCTCATCAGCGTCGGTGGAATCAGTGTTGAGCTTTGTATCCCTGCCAAGAATGGCTTTTAATCTTGGAATATATTTCATTATCACCTGCTTTTCAACAGCCATGCTCTTATTGACAAGCCGCAGGTATTCCCTCTCCGCATTCTCCGGAAACTTGGCGGTGTACTTTGCCGTAACCATCTGCCTTCCCCTATTCCTGCGTTTCAGCTCCTCGCGCAGGGTTTGCTTTCTTTGTTCGTCGTCCAATCAATCACCTCCCTTGGTTGCAGTAAAAATGCAAAAGAAAAGAACCTAGCGCAACCGCAAGGTTCTTTGTAATGTAATCAATACATTTTTATGCTATTAGTTCTTCGAGAAGCGAGCGTATAGCTCCAGTCATATCCGAATCCTCAGTTTCCTTGTCGAACAAATCAACATCTTCAAAATCATTTATTTCAACTCCATGTTCATCTCCTGCACATTCAAGGGCGACAAAAGTTTTTCCTTCATCAATTCTGAAAAAGCGCCCATCATCTGACTTATAGCACTCTATTCCTTCAATTGTAACTTTTTCAAACGGAAGTCCTTCAAAGTATCTATCCATAACACTCATCTCCTATTTTATTGGATTTCCTTCCATATCGTATCTTTTCTTTCCTGTTTTCCCTGTAGCTACCTTGTAGTATTCTCCTCCATGGTGGCTGCCTTTTGCTGGGTGATATGTAAAAACTCCATCTTTTCCGTCATTCACCTTATATCCACCGCCCTGCTCATAAGGAACGTTAGTTAATGTATTGCTTTGCGAAAGGGGTTGGACATCAACGCCTTTCTCTTTGAAATCGTCGTATTTCTCTTTATGGGTTGTATCTCCGAGTTCTTTCGGATTATTTGCGTATCTTTGAATTTGTTCTCCTGCATATATAATACCACTATTTTCAGAATTTTTCAACGGTTCATCTTCTTTTTCACCCTCCGGTTTTCTTCCCGAACCTGGTCCGCCGTCAATGTTTTCAGACCGTGAATTTGCAAGCTGTCTGGCAAGCTCTTTTATTGACAGCTCGAACGGCAAGAACAAGTCCTCATTGCGGAGTTCCGCCATGGTCATGAACCTTGCGTCTTTCATCTCGTCGTTGAAGGCGTTGGGTGTACCGTAATACTCGGTGCAGATGAATGTCTGTGAAGGGCAGTAGCCGTCAGGCATTCCGTCTATCACAGACAATGGGATTATGTTGGCGGCATATATGCCGAACTCCTCCCTCGTCTCCCTTATTGCCGCCTCCTCGGGCGCCTCGCCGGGTTCTATGTGTCCGCCAGGACCGCATGTCAGCCCGTTGTCCTTCCTGGTGCCTACAAGAATGCGTCCGTCCTTTATAACGATAACCCCGCACCCTGTAGGCGCTGTCGGTGCTTGCTGTATCACGCTGTCTTCTGAATCATCTGCCGTCTCATCGGGGGCATCCTGCTTCGCCGACAACGCCGTATCAGATGTCTCCGCCGACTCACCTCCATAACCGCCCTCACCAATGCTGTTCCAGTCTATTCCGTCATCATCAAGGATATCATTTACCGTGAACTCGCCGTCCTCTGCGAGGCGCTTTCTGACCTCGGAGGCTTCCAACGCCTGCATGTCAACATATATCTGCGCTGTCTGCGCCTTGGTGAGCTCCGTCGCCGCCTTGGTCTGGTCAACCGTTGCCTGCTCCGTATCGCTCATGCTCCACAGCGGCTTGAATGAAAGCTTGTAGTCAGGGACTTTCTCAAACTCACCCTTGTACTTCCCTGCCTGCAATATCAGGTCTATCAGCGTCGTCAGGTTCTTCTTAAGGTTGAGCTTCTGGATTTTTCCAACGTAGGTGTAATAGTTCTCCATGTCGCCCTCTCCAGTGGAGTTTTCGCCTGCTGGCGAGCGTCCGAAAAGCTTTGTCTGCGGAATGTTTGTAACCGCGGAGAGCATATTGCAGGTTGCATCGATTACGTCCTTCACTCCTGCAAATGACACGCTCTTGAAATCATAATCCTCACCCTCGGCGTCTATCGCTATGCTGTTGATAATCCCTTTAGCCGTGTCGAGTATATTGAGCCTTCGCAGCACCTCGTCCTCGCCCTCTTCTGTTGACAGGAGGCTTGCAAGGTCCTTCATTTTGTAAATCGCCTGCACCGCCCTGTCAAGGAGCTTTACACCG